TCGCAGTGGCTAGTAATGAAATCGGTCAACTCTTTATCAGCCTCAGTAGGCTCATAAAATTCGCTTTGTTCTAACTTATCTGTTGCCATAGGGTTACCTTATAGATGAACCGATTGTATTTGCAAAAGGGTCAGAGTATGTGGGGGTTTCAATTGGGGTAGGTGTTTGACCATGCAAAGCAACTGGAACTTTTTCTATTCCAAGTTCCTTTGCCAAGTATGCCCTATGTCTACCATCTTCTTTACCTGATGCGTATATATGCAAAGGGTCTAACTTACCTCCAGATTCAACATGGCTTCTTAATGCCGCAATGTTGTCTAATGACTCAGCATCAAGTTTTAGTGGTCTTACTTGTTGCAAAAACTCATCTGGTGTCATGTATGTCAAATCACCACCAAATTCCTCATATCTTGTACCAGCAGGGGCTAATGGGTACTGAGTAGGCAATGCAGCTTGTTGGGGGTAGGTGGCTTCTTGTGCTAATTTGTTTAATGTTGCACCCTTGGCATTTATGGCTTGCAATTCAACAGGCAATGATTGGATTCCAAGTTTTTTTGCCGCCGCAACTCTATGATGCCCGTCAACAATCCTTAACTCTCCATTAGAAAATACTGAAACTTGGATTGGTTTGGAGAAGTCCATATTGGCGGCAACCTCATCAGAGACATCCGCAACTTCTCCAGAATTCATGCGCTTTAGATTGTTAACATTTATTGTTCTTATCTCAGGCACTTTTTGATGGTATTTGATAGCGTCTTCAAAGATGTTTTTACCAACATCCTTAATACTCATCCCAACAGGCATACCCTCAGTGGCTTTAATCATTCGACCCGCAACCCTACCAGCTACAGGCAAAACAGGCGCAACAGTCATCAACGCTTCAGCAGTCTCAGGGCGCATCCTCGTAGTACCACCAAGACCGCCAGAGCCAGAAAATAAAGAGTCACCATAAGAGATACGCTCTAGCGTCTTAGGGATACCAGTGCCATAAAGGAAATCAGCAGTACCCTGCATCTGCTGAGTGCGTTCAGGCGAACTCATATATTGCAAAGGCAGATTCACAAGGTCAGAGAACAATCCTAGTATGGGACTTCTTGGTGTAGGCTGCATCCGATCTGCCATTTAGAATCCTGAAATTATGTCTAGCGGTTCCCACTCATCTTCATCATCATCTTGGAAGTATGAGGTAACAGCCAGTTGGTCAATGTAGGAAAGAGCATCAGGCAAGTCATCGTGAACTCCGTTGGCGGGGAACATCAAGAGTTGATCTTTGAATTCATCCCAATCTTCCTCAGAGTTCAGCACAATACGCCCATGCTCAAACCTTCCTTGGAGACTCCAGATAATCCTGTCAGTCTTTTTCCTGTTGCCATGCGTTAAGTCAACTATGTGGGAATATACATTATTTTTTCGCATTAAGTCTGACAAATACGGCAAAACAGCGTTTTTTAACGCACCTCTCTCAATTCCAACACTCAAAGGTCGGTATTCCCGCATCTTCAACAGAATGGTTGCAGCAGTCTCCCGTATGTCCCACCGCCCATAAGCAATCTCTTTGACAAACCATTTGCCCTCATCAGTTACCTTGACAACAGCAATGGCGGTTTGGTCTAGTCTTTTCTTAGAGTTAGCCGCCTGTTTAGCAACTTCTTCAAATCCAGCCAAGTCAACAGCTACAAAGTAAGAGCCATGTTCAGGTTCTACCCCGTATTTAATCCATTCTTCCTTGAATACATCAGAGCCAGCATTAGAAAAGGATGCCATATACTCTTGCTTAAAGGCGAAACTTGATAACGTCTTCTTCGCACTCTCAATCTCGCTAGGGTCAATAAGTGGGTTGTCCTGAGTCGTAAAGTGCCACGATTTCCAATCAGGGTCAGTACCTTCCTGCCCTAAGTTGTACAGGTCATAGAACCAGTTGCGCCCCTTGGGTGTACCAATAAACATGGCTTTACCCTTTTTGTCACTTAAAGATGCCCTAATTACCTGTTCCCAAGTCTCAGGCTTAATGTCAGCTACCTCATCCAGTACGGCGTAAGTCAATGAGACTCCCCGTAAGGTATCGGGTCTGTCTGAGCCTCTCACATATATCTTTGCGCCATTAACCAAGGTAACTTCCATGTTGTTGACATGGCTTGATTGGATGATCTCCCTGCCTACGTCAAGAAGTACATCCCACACAATCTGTCTAGCCTGTCCCTGAGTCGGGGCTACATACAGCACCGCACTACCAGCAGGGCAACTCAACCCCTCTATTAATAGTGTCGTTACCGCAAGCCTTGACTTACCGCACCGCCGCCCCGCCACGACAACCTTGAATCTCGTCTTATCGGCATAGACCTCCTGCTGCCAAGGCAGTAGCGCAAAGTTCAAGTCAGCCATCTTTAGCCTCTATGTCTTCTATGTCCTTGGGTTCTTCTTGGTCTATTGTCGTTGTGGCAACTGTGGGTGCGCCTATGCCAGTGATGTTGATGGTGATGGCACTCCTCTGGCTCTTATCCTTCTCAAACATAGAGACAGGAAGTGTGCGGTCTACACACATCTTGATAGCTGCCATTTGAGCAGGATGGTTGTCGTTCAACGCTATTGATATCATCTTCTCAACAACATCTTTACCACTCGACCTGATAAGCATATCCTTCAAGTCTTTGATTCTTTGGTTATCGGTCTTGGGTAACGCTAGGTCAGGATTCCTTGCGTACTCCTGAATCTGACGCTTGAGTTTGAATACGCCCTTGGGTCTGCCAGCCTTCTTCTTCTCAGTTGTTGGCTGGTCTACCTCGTCTTGGATGCTGTCCATTTGCTCTATCTTCACGATTGTCCTTGGGGAGTTGTGGGCGTGATAGGTGGGAACTATAGCAAATTAGAGTTCAATATGCTAGAGTTATCAGCGTTGGCGCATAGTACCCGAATGATTTCCATTGAGGTTATCTAATTACTAATTCGGAACTCCCTGCGCCAACACCTATTTTTTTTTCAATTGGGAACTGGTGGGTTGGCTTTTTTTCCAATTTGCCTTCTTGAGGGGGGCAGAGGCTCCCACAACTATCACGACCAGCGACCACCCCCTCCCCCCCCATCAAAATGATAAGAGAGTTATCCACAGGTAGCTGTGGATTCTGTGGATAACTACTGCAAGTTGTTGATTCTATTGGACATTTACAAAACGCTTACAGATTACTTACAAAATCGGTTTAACACGATGTCCATTATGTTAACCCAGAATATCCGAAAGGATTACAAACATCTGCAAACTGTTACTGGAAATGAAACCAAACTGGCAAACTGTGGACAACTTGCCATCCGATCTGTGGATAACCTGTGGATAACTTTTATATTTCGCATTCTGAAAAGAATTTTTCGGGCGGTGCTGGAGGGGGAGAGGGGCGGGTGGTGCATTATCGGGGTACTTGACTACTTTGAGTCATAAGGACTTTTAGTCATATCAAACGCATTCGTTATGCACTTCTATGTTTCTCGCAAACCAGTGCTAAACCTAACCACTTGAATGCTGCTAGGAGGCATCAGAATCGCCTACAACAGTCTTTTCTATGTCATCCTTATCTACCCCAAGGAAATCGTATAAATCGACTGTAGGGCGGTATCCGCAATTCCATAGGACTTGGTACGCATCAAGTACGTTCCTAAAGCCATCAGATATGTTTCCATCGCCAGCACAAGCTAGGATGATCTTGTCGGGCATCGTTAACTCACGATAGAACCAACGTGAGTTGATGCTTGGCGGTCTACCACCACGATTCATTACTTAGTCCCAACTGGCTTGTACTTCGGCTCATAAGGCTCACCAGAGAAGATCGCATCTAGGTCTTCTTCCATGTCATCAAAGCCTGAACCTTGACCAAAGCCTTCTTTGGGCGTGAACTTGGTAATCCTTGCAGTTGGGAACAGTGCCTTTGCTCTAATGATGGTCTGCACTTCAGGCTCTTGCAAGAAAACCTCAATCTCTTGCAATGTCCAGATGTTCCCGTTGTTTATATCTTTGCGATGCTTCTGCAATTCAACAGCTTCGATCTCTGTCCTCACCACCACCATCACAATTCCCTTGATGGACTTCCATTCAAGGAACTGGATGGGCGGGTTGGGTTCAATCTCATTTTCTGCAGCCCAAGTCTCCAACGCCTCGAAACCTTTGCACATCCCATTAACTGCTTTATGCAGCTTCTCAATGTCACCCAAGTCCAGAGCATCCCAAACTCTACCCATCTGAACCCAAAACTTAGTCCTAAACTCAATGTCAACTAAAGTAATCAATCTATCAACACCCCATTTCTCGTAGTGTTGACCCTTTTTACACTCTAGTTCCACCAGCACAGCGTTAGACTGAATCTCCCACTGCGTAGCCTGACGCTTCGGCACTTGAACATCTGGAACATCTTTCCTCGACCTTGATCTAACCATTTTTAAAACTCCTTAACCAAAAGACAAAGAGACAAACCGACAGGAGACAAACCCCTTGTATATATACAAGGGGTGGTTTGTCCCCTCTTCCTCGCAGAGACATT